GCTGGGTGGCTGCGGCCATTCCGTTGACGTGACGCCGAAAAAGACGGTGGTATGCAAGGACGGTTCCTGCCTGGTGCTGGAGCCGGGGCATATCTCCTACAGTCAGGCCCAGCCGGAAACGGATGTTCCGCCCATCGTGCAAACCATCAAGAAATAAGGCCATGTGTAAGCTCTCCGAAGTACCGGCGCGGTTCTTGGATTTTGCCAAGGCTTCACCCGTGTTTGCCTGCGTCATGCTGTCGCTGGTTATTTGCGGCGCTGCCTGCTGGTACATCGGGGACGTCATGGGTCACCACAATGACCGCCTTTGCGACCTGATGTCCATGCAGACACAAGCCCAGGTGGAGACCGCCAAGGCGATCCAACTGCTTGCCGTCCGAATCGAAAACATAGAAAGGAAACTGGAAAAGTGAATAAGCTGCCGAACCCTTCCGTTCTTTTGCCGCTGATGGGGTGCGTGATGGCCGGCGTTTTTGCCGCTTGCGGAGACACGGCGGCGGGCATTGCCGCGTTCTGTTTCCCCATTGCGTGCCTTGTGATCCTCCGATGTGCGGAAAGCTGACCAACTGTAAAGTTTTTCTTACAAGTTCCACTATATTAACAATCAACCATTAAAGGAGAATAATCAGGAAAATAGCTATTGATATAGGCCATGCCAACAACACCGGGGCCCGCGGGAACGGGCTTGAAGAACACGCCGTCGCGGCGACGATCGCCGAACGCCTCGCCCCCATGCTGGAACGGCTGGGAGCCCGGGTGGATGTGATCGACTTCCCGAAGATGACCAATTCCCAGGACTTGAACGCCACCGTCAAGGTCGCCAACGAAGGAGGCTATGACTTCGGCATTTCCCTGCATTGCGACAGCGCGAGCACCGAAAAAACGGTTGAAACAGACGAAGGAAAGGAACTCATTTACGTTCCAAATCCTGCTCCGCATGGCGCCCATGTATGTTTTTACCCGGGAAGCGTCAAAGGAAGCCGGTTGGCCATATGCATCGCGGAACCTCTTGCCCGGCTGCTGCCCGGACGGGCCAACACTGTGCAGTCGCGCCCGGGCCTCGCCGTCCTGAAAAAGACCCGCTGCCCGTGGGTGCTGTGCGAATGTGGATTCATCACCAATCCTGAAAACGCCTCTATTTTGAAGGACCATCCAGGACGCGTTGCCGAAGCCATTGCGGAAGGGGTGAAGGACTATATCAACCAGTAACCGCCCATGACTTACCAGGCCCCCTACGCGGCGCGCTACGTTTCCGCCGCCGGCAACCAGATCCAGCTGCTCAACCTCTGGGACGATACGCCGGAGCCTCCCCGCTTCGGCGGATCCATGGAGGCATTTGAAACGTCGCTGGTAGACGGACCGCGAGCGTTCGCGCAGGGGCTGGGAAGCGCCGTGGAGCAGCGCACCATCGCGTTTTACCGCTGGTTCACGGATTATCAGGACATGGCTTCCTGGCAGGAGAATCTTGCCCTGTGGCTGGCCAGCAACCAGAACGGTTATCTGTACCTGCAGTTCTCCGACCAGCCGCAATGGCGTTTTGCCGCCGTCATCACCGGCTACCAGTTTGAGACGGAGAACTTTGTTCCTCCGCCGTCTCCCGAAGACGGCTATCTGTGCCTGCTGGTCACACTGACCATGACGGTCACCGACCGGACCCCGGACAATTCCAACTGGATATTCAGCGTGACGCCCTCTTCTTTCGACGTACCCGTCAAGGGAGGCGAATACACCATTAATGTGGAATCGTCGTTCAGCCCTGGACCGGTAGGGCAGGGTTGGCAGATTGCCGACGTTTCCGAAGGATTAACCGTTTCCGATATCGTCAACGGCAACAACGGGACATTCAAGGTTATCGTCGCGGCCAATGAAGGAGACCAGGACAGGACCATGTCGCTCCAGGTCATTCAGGACGGAACAGGACAGGCTGTTGAGGTTGAATTTCGTCAGCTTCAACCCTCTTACTCATTCAGCCTTGCTCCAACCCAGGTACAGGTTCCCGTTATTGGCGGAAGCTACCAGGTCCAGGTGACTTCCTATTATGACCCGGGAGCAGTCAGCGTTGACTGGACGCCCAATTCTCCCAGCTCTTCCGTTGTCATCTCCGATATCACGAACGGAAATAACGGGTCCTTCACGTTAACCGCGGCGCCCAATGAAGGAGCGGCCGGCTCCGTCGTCGTTTCCGTGACACAGGCGGATTCCGGCTTAAGACAGACAATCCGCGTATTGAGGGCAGGACTGGTCACCCGAAATCATCAGCTTCCCCCGCCCGGAGGGGAATACTCGGATAATCCGATGAGTTATTCCTCATGGAGGTTTATTCCCTCGGACGTTTATCCGGACTTCCCGGAAGGCAACCCCGAAGGAAAGGGACTGACGCTTCAGGAAATCATCACGACGAAACCCACCAGCGCCAATTCCGGCACGTTAACGCTTTACCGGGTGGAAAACGGGTCTGCCTCTCTTCTAGCGACCAGCAGCGAGGCGGTTTCCACGCCGGGCGGGAACGTGAAATGGACGTTTTCGCCCGGCGTGGAAATCCGTTCGGACTGGCAGCTGGTCGTGGAAAACCAGAACGGCATTTATGAGCAGCATGTGATGCTGTCCAATCCGCAGGCGTTTGACGGTCTCGGAAATGAGTCCTATCCCGCGGCAGCCACGGCGCCCGGACGTACGTTCGGATTATCCCTCGTCATCCGCTACACTTCCACCGAATACCCATCTTAACAGAATAATCCATCATGAACAAACAACAACAAAACGGAATAGAACGGCTTTTCATCGAATTTGCCGAAGAGTGCGGCAAGAACCCGAACCTGAACCAGGCGGTGCAGGAATTGAAGGAAAGCGTCTTTACTGCCTCTCAAGCCGCCGGCGTTGATCCCTCCCATGCCTTCGGCGTCATCATCCGGGATATGATGCTCCTGGAATCCTTGCAGAAACGCGTGGAAGAATCCCGCAACGCCCTCACCGCCGGGAAACTGCCCGCTTTCGTCATCGAAGAAGCCCGCGCTCAACGATAACCCTCCACCTTTACCACCATGGCCACCAAGAAAGAAATTGAAATCAAACTCAAGCCCACGCTGGACGGAAAAGGCGTGGAAGAAGCCAAACAGCAGATCGACGCGCTCAACAAGTCTACGGAGCAGTTGGATAAAGACAGCAAGCAGGCAACCAGGAGCGTGAAGAACATGGGGCAGGGGGCCTTGCAGGCTGCCTACTTCTTCGATGACTTGCAGTACGGCATCCGGGGCATCATGAACAATATTCCGGGGCTGGTGATGGGCTTCGGAGGCGGCGCAGGTCTGGCCGGGGCGATGTCGCTTGCCGTTCTGGCCGGGGCGAAGCTTTACGATTGGATGGGGAACACGGAAGCGAAATCCAAAGAGCTTGCTAAGGCGATTGAACAACAAAATGAAGCCATTGCGAAATCGCAGGAAGTAATAGCCTCCTTCAATAATGAAGAAACGTTGCAGAAATCCAACGACTTTACAGCAAAAATAGCCGGCAACCGGAAAGAAGAAGCCCAGGCCCTGAAAGAATCTGTACGGGATCAGCAGCGTTTGCTGGACCTTCAATCCAAGGTATTGGACAATCAGGATCAGTCCGATTTGTTGAAACTGGAAACTGATTACTATAGCGGGGCCTTTGGCGATCCTGAAAATTTTTCTACGCGTTTATTCTTTGAAGGAAAACAGGAAGATATCAGACTGCGAGCCCGTGCACGGCATCGGCGAGAGCAGGAAGACAGCGCCAGGATGAATGTTTCCATCGCGGAAAGAGATTTGTCATCAAAGACCGAAACCACCAACAGGCTTAGCGAACGTTTGGGAGGATTGGAGGATCAGAATATTTTATCCTACCAGGAACGGGAAAAGCTCAATGGAGAGATTCTTAATGCTGAAAAACAAATATTTGACAACTTGCTTTCTATTGCTAAAACGACCAGAAACGCGGCAGAAAGAACAGGAAATTTTAAGGGGTTTGGAAGAATATCAGAAACTGATATCCAAGATTGGGTTAAACAGTTAATTGATAATGGAGGGGATACAAGTGCTTTAAAAAATACATTTTTCCAAGGAGTTAGTGCTCATAACTCTAGTGTCTTTAGAACAGCTCCGAAATTTATGGAAGACGTTCTCGCTTTGGGAAATGGTAGGGCACAGTTAGAGCGGCTGAACGCTTTAAGATCGCAAAGGGCCGCTTCTGATAATGCTCTTGTCGATGCAGGATATGACGTCAGCACGGATGATGCGCGCGCCGAAGCCTATAAAAACAGAGATAAAGCGGTAGAGGAAGCAAAGGAAGCTCTTAAAAATGCGATAGAAGATCAGACGAAAGCGGAGGAATCTTTAACCACAAGCACGCAAAAACTTGAGGAAGTTCGAAAGATAAATGCTTCTGAAAAAATCATTGATGAAGCGCAGCGGGAAAGGAATGAAGCACTGGAACAACACAAGAGAATTGTTCAGGCGCAGAAGGAGTATGAAAATGCCATCAAGGCCCAGATAAGAGAGAAGGAAGATGAGGTCCGGGACTTGAAAAAGGAAATAACCCAGAGAAAATCAGGCGCGAAAACCCAACAGGAGAGACGGGACAATGTGATTGAAAATATCAACCTGGCCGGGTTCAGCAAATCCCTGACTGACGCCTTATCGAGCCCTGACAGGGCGATCAGCGGCAGAGCTCGGGAGCGAAAAGCCAATATCAATGAAGCTTACGGCGCTGTCGTCAGGTACATCAAAGACGCCTTTAAGGACAATAAAGTCACGGAGAATGAAATGGAAGTTCTCTCTAAAAAGTTAATGCAGGAACTGTCGTCAAGAGGCGAGAATACTACCTATAAACAAACGCTTGATTTAATAAAACGGCTCGTCGCCCTGGTGGAGAAAGGGACGTCCAACGGAAAGGGAGATCAGGCTGAAATTAAATCCTTGGAATCACGAGTCCAACGGCTGGAAAAAGAGGCGCAGGCACAGAAAAAAGGACTCAATATGATAGGGAACTGGTTCGTATCTTGACATTTTTGGGAACGGAACGTATCAGAAGGAGGCTATGTATTATTTCTACACAACCGATGGACAAATGGAAGGTCCGGTTTCGATGGAGGTTCTGGAAGATTATTACAACCAAAAAAAGATCACTGCGACGACCACAGTCTTCCAAGAAGGTGAACAAGAGGGGGAAGAATTTGCGGTAGTCCGCTTCCGTTATCGTCTCCTTCATAATGCGAAATCAAAGGCATCAAGTAATCAAACGCCTTCATCTACAACCCTTATAGGTTATTATTTCCCTATGGTGGGGGGATTTATCGCGGTTGCTGGAATCATTGGATTTGGTATTGCCCTAGATGAAGAAATGGTAGGCATAGGCGTAGCATGTCTTTTATCCGGCTTCTTTTCATTGATGTTTTTCCTGTGGATGGGAAAAATTTACGACAGAATTGCGGAATGCGTTCTCTTGTTAAAAAATATGCAGAATAACAATAAATAGAACCCTAACCATTTTACAAGCAGCAGGAACCACGAAATCACCATCAATGACTTGCTGGCCCTCAAGCCGTCGAGCCTGACCCACGACCAGCAAAGCTTTTCCGCCTCCACCATCACCGCGGTTTATCCCGTAAGGACTTTGGGGGAGGTCTTGCCCTTCCAGCAGTTCGACACTGTCACCATCTCCCAAAACGGGAACACCATTCTTTCCGGTCTCGTTTCCAGCATCGAAAAGGCCTACAGCGGCTCATCCCGCGCGTGGAAAATCGTCTTTTCCGATCCCTGGTATTGGCTGAACAACTGCTTTGCGTTGGATTCCGAATGGAAGCCGGTCTTTTCCATGTGGCAAACCACCAGCAGCGGAAATGAAATCATCCCTAAAATAAGCATTTCTTCCGCGCTCTCCCGGGTGCTGAATCTCGCCAAGCATCACCCGGCGGACTACGAGCTGCGCATCAGCGATGACAAGATGCTGATTCCGTGGAACGCATCCTGCGATACGATTGGTAGCCTTCTTCAATCCATCCGCCATTGGTCGCCCCGGATGGTCACGTACTACGACTACAGCGGCGCGCGCCCCAAACTCATCATCACGGACTATGACGCCCTGACGCCCATTTCGCTTCCCTTGCAGCCATCCGGCGAGATTAAAGCCATGGACGTTTCCCTGGTCCCACGCGGCGACCTCGTGCCTCCCTGCGTGGCTATCGTCGCAGAAACCACCGGAAGCAACGGCTACCGCGTCTCCTACCTGTCCAAATACCCGGAAGACGGGGACCCGACCTTGCCGCACTCCATCGTTTACCGGACGTCAGTAGACTTCTACTATTCTAAATACAGTTCTACCGGTTCCCCGGTAGAAGATCCGCAGCCGGTGCAGGGCACCCGGGCCAGCAGCCTGTCCTACCAGCGCATGAAAGTAAGGGGGCGGAAAATTAACCAGAACGACATGATCAAGAGTTTCTGGGAGCGTCATTTCCCGTGGATGAAAGACGTTGGCGCGATTGCTGTCTATGACAAGGATCCGACCATCACCGGGAAGCCCTGGGACGGAGCGGAGGAAGACAAGCCCAGGGGCTACAACACCAGCGCGACGGGCTATGCCCTGGAAGACGGGCAAATTCACACCAAATCCCTCCGCCCGCAATGGTGCAACGCCACCGTCAAGCAGCGTCTTGCCATCCCGGAAAGCGCCGCGTCCAAGTGGAGGGAGAAATTCAAGAATGTGGGGACCCTGCAAGGCGTGCCCTGCTTCTGGGAAGAATTCTCGGTGGATCTGGTCACCATGGACCGCCCCTACGCGAGCTACCCCATTGACGGCATCTACAACGGGGAACAGCCCTCCAACGGGCCGGAAGACGGAGAATCGCCGGAACCTTCGGAAGGCGTACCCTATGGGGACATTGCGAAAACGGTATGGGAATCCATGCAGGAATTGCCCTGGGACGGCTCTATTTCCTTTGTCGCGCTGGGAGAAGCGCAGACGCGGCAATACATGGGCCGCCGCGTCTCGCTGCTGGGAGGCAACCCCGAATGGGAGAACATCAACACCATGATTCAAACCGTTTCGCGCGACCTGCAGACCAACGTCATCACGTTGTCTTACGGGGCATTAAACTATTTAAGCGTTGATGACTGGATAAGATTAAGGAGCATTAACGCTAAATCTCGCGAGTCTTCCACGCTGGAAAACATGCAGGGGGCGCCGGAATCGACGGAATACGGCTTTGACCCCAAGCCGGAATCCCCCACCATCAGCCAGCACATCACCAAATCCACGGGAGAATCCACGCCCGCGCCGGAATACGGCTTCCAGGTGCGCTTGCAGAAAGATACGGAGGGCGCTATCACCGGGGCGCAAATGAAGCCCGGCGCGCTCTACCTGAACGGCTCGCTGCTCGGCAAATACCCGCAGGGGGGCGGTTCCGGTTCCTCGTGGGTAACTATCCCCCAAACCAGCGGGGAAGTATGGCTCAACGCCCACTTCGACCAGGACGCCAAATTGACGGGCGTTGACGTCTCGGGCATTCCCGGACCGGTCTATCCGATCATGCTCGGAGAGAAAAAGCCTGACGTCAATTTCGACTATTCTTTCCAGATAGCCGACATCGAAGATGACCAGGTGACGCAATACGCGCTGGGCATGATTCAGATACCCGTCTTCGGAGGCACCTTCTACCCCTACGGACCAGCTTAATAAACACCATGATCAGAATCTATTTATTCACCTATGCCGGAGACGCGGATGAAGCCCTCGTCTGCGTCCGGTGCGCTGCGGCGGCCCTCCCTGAAGCCGTCATTACGGTTGTGGACGACAGCGCCGCTCCGCTTCCTGAACGCGTCAGATCCGTCCTTATGTTAACCGGGGCAAGGTATTGTCAAACCGGCTGGACAAGGAACGGCAACCTGCGCGGCCCGGAATGCGTCCGGGGCATCATTTCCACGCTGGCCGGGGAAGCGGAAGAAAATGACGTCATCGTCAAAATCGACTCGGACACGCTCCTGTTGTCGGGCGGATGGGTGCGTGACATGCAGCGCAACGGGCTGGCTCTGCACGCCTCCGGCTACCAGGTCCCCAGCCACCCGTCCGAACGCTCCGCCTATGGGCCGTGTTACGCGATCAGCGGACGGGCGGCCAGACTGGCGGCGGAGGAACTGATGAAGGCTGACATCCCCGCGCTCGCTCCCGAAGACCTGACGATCTGCCGGACCATCCAGGGCCTCTTTCCCCCGGAGCGGATCAGGCTTGACGAACCCTGGACGCCCTTCAACAAGGAAGGGAATTGGACGGCCTGGAACTGGTTCAGCATCGCCGTGACTCCGCAGAAATACGCGGATTTCTGGATGGTTACCTTCGGCAACCCGCGTCCCACGAACATCCCGAAATCCGAGCGGGCCCGCGCGATGGACGCTTTGTTCCGCTGCCGTTTCCCGCAAAACGAAGACGGATCATCTTGTTAACGTTAACAACATGATCTTAATCTTGTAATGCAGGAAAGAAACTGTACAAAATACTTAACATTATTTTTATAAGTATGTTATAATCAGAAAAAAGAATCCCTCCCTGTCCGCCATCAATTTTCTACCGCAATATATTCGTCAAGAGTGTATTGCGTCTTTTTATTTATGAAGATATGGGAAAGAAATGGGGAA